ATCTTTAAAAGATTCGGCCGCTCTACACATCATTTCTTCTACATGAGCATCGCTAGTATCTTTGTCAGCTAAGACTATAATTCTTGTTGCGTGCTCTTTGCCAAAATCATCCTTGGCTTTTACTAAAAGTGTGTGCCTAGTTATTTGGCTTCCTGTTTCTGCATTGTATCCTACAGGGGAAGCACCTAATGGTACTGCCCCCTGCGGAATCCATAATTTCCGTTCCATATATAACCTTTTTATATACTAAAATCTTATTTGTAAGTCTACCAATGAATATTCAGTGGTTGCTCCTACATTGATAACACCACCAATGAGGAATTCTGCACTGGAGTCATCAGCCATAACATCACCAGAACCGTCAGTAGTAGAACCTGTCATCATGTTCTTACCGACAACTACCGTTCCGTTGGTTAATACTGCTGCTGGCCCAGAAGTCTGAAACCAACCATAGTAACCAGATGAAAGGTCTCTAGGCGGTATACCGACAACGACACCATCAATATCGTTTACATCAAAAACTTCTGCTGCTGCATAAATGCTTTTAGCTAAACCAACCTCTGAAGAAGTGGTTAATGCTGTAGCAACAAAGTCGTTTTCAAACAAGTCAATGGTTAAAGTTCCGCTAGTACCTGCTGCAGAGTGTCTCCATATTGGCCATACTTGACCTTCACCAGCTGCATCGTTAACAAAGATATAACCGTCTTCATAGTCTCCGACATCACCTCTGCTACCTGTGTAATATTCAGAACCAGAAATCGCTGTTGTAGCGTTGGTTACTGTGATTGCACCAATACCAGAAGCATTAGCAGAAACTGCTGCAGCTATAACTAAGTCTTTGATGTGACCTGATGAAGTAGCTTTACCCATAGCAATTTTACCTGCGGTAATAGCTTCACCAGTATATCCATAATAGAATGTTCTACCATCAGGTAAAACCATCTTTGTACCCAAGCGTCTTTTCTTAGACGATGTGGTCTCTTTTTCCATGCCATAGTGGCCATAAATTATATTTGGGAATGACATATCATCCTCCTTTTATTTTGTACAGGGTCTAGCCCTGAGACCAACCGATAAAATAATTCGTTAGGCTCGGTCAATCGTTACACCTAACTATCTTCTGTTTTAAAGTGAGGCCCCATTGTCCTCTTTCCTTTACCAGCTTCTGTTCGAGACTCTAAGCACCATCGACATTCACATGATTCAGATGGCGGCCATGCAAGTAAACCTTGCCTAGCTTTGTTTCTTATGTAGGACGGTTGCCCAGGAACCCCTGAGATAGACGTTCCTACATCGCCAACAATTTCACCTTGAGGATTTTTCTGAGCCCTATGTCGATACAACGTAGTCTTTGCAGGCCACGAATCAACATAATCCCAGTTATATCCTACGCTATCAAGCTCAGCTCGAAGCTCTGTTCTTTCCTTAGTTGAAAAACTCATACTGTCTCCTTATTAGCTTGTTGCAGGTGTACCAGCATCAAGTGTTAAAGCAACACCTTTGCTATCGTCAAGCTCAAATACACCATAGTCAGCGGTAATAACTACCTCTGTTGCTCTTAAAGAGATGTCTCGGTCTTGTTCTTTATTCATATCAACAGACTTGAGAACACCTAATGCAGACCTGTCTGCGATAACACCAACAGCATCATCACTGCTGTCAATGCTAATGTTACCATCTTCAAAGATAGGCACACCGTTGATTGGGCGTAACCCACTGAAGAAGTTACCTAGTAAGTCAGCAGACCAACCTGCTGGTACTGGGTATGTGCTAGAAGCTGTTACTGCTGTGTTAGCAATGTCCCATACCGCAAATGGGTGTTGAACAATGTACACGTTAGAACCAAACTTCTTACCTTTAGCATAGGCTACAGCAGCACTGACGTTTGCCAAGCTCATGCTTCGTCCTGCAGCACCAATGTCGGTACTAAAACCAGAATAAAGAGCTAGCACGTCTACGTCTTTCTTTCTAGCCATACCATCACCGAGCTGTCGTCCGATCATGCTAAAGACATTCTCAGCAGATTGGCGCACCAATTTGTCTGTGAGAATAATTTTTGCACCCACTTCGGATGCAGTTAGGTCGACAGTGGTCATCCCAATGTCTTCCTCGTCTACGATATCAACCCCATCTGTGAGGTCTTGCATAGACATCTGTCCTACCTTCGGAACTGTTACTTGTTTGGCTCCCTTTGGTAGGGTGAACTGCTCAATCAAATTCATAGCTGGAGCGTTATGCTCTTCTGTGTAGCGAGCTGCAGCTATTATTATGTTCTGAGCGTTCTCAAGAGAACCTGTAGTTGCTGTTTGTGCCATTATAGCCTCCTTTTCAGCATTTTAAATAAACTACCCCATTCCCGCCGCTCTTCGTGCTGCAGCTTGATGGGCTTCTGATCTTTCACCTGCTATATATTCCTGCAACAAACGGTCTTGATTGCTTGTAGGTTCAGCAGCACCCTGGCTATTATCAAAAGCCTGTGGTGGAACCTGTCCCTGTTTTAACCGAGCAATCTCTGCTGCTTGTTGTCGAAGCTGAGCAATTCTCATTGCCTCACGCTCCATGTCTTGTGGAGTATTAAAATTACTTAATGCTCTAAAATCGTCTAACATTCGTTTGTCAGCTAGCTTGTGTTTTTCTAAGAAATGCAAAGCCGCTTCTCTTCTACCTTCTACGTTACGAACTAAGTTTAACGATTGATCTTGTTGATCTCGTAGTTGTTTTTGCGAGGTGACGTGTTGTTTGGCTAATTCTCTAGCGCTTTGTGGGTCGTGCCCTTGTTCCTGTGCTCTACGTTCTATAGCTTGAGCTTGCCTGTATATTTGTTGTTCCCATTGTTTTTGGGCATCAACTTGCTTCATTCGATGCAATTCTTCTATTTGTGATTGTATATTAGGATCTTGGTCTGACGGAGGAGCTGGTTGCTCTATAGCAATTGGATCTTCCTGCAAAGGCAATTCTCCTTGCACAGTTGCTTCTTGTTGCCCCTCCGTAGGAGCTACAGGTACTTCTGCTTCCTCCACAGGAGCGTCTTGCGTAGGTTCCTCAGTCGGAGCTTCAGCCTGAACATCTTGTATTGGTTCTTCAATTTGTGATTCTGTTGGCATTACCATATTATTTATCCTTTCTATATATTTCCTTCATTATTAAGTTCATAAAATTTGTTATATGATTTACTATATCCAACCTCCTCGTTTAAAAGATCGTAAAGAAAACTTAACATTTTTTCTTCTGGTATTGGTTTTCGCCTGTTTGCGTTCATAACATTATCGACAAACATGCCCCAGTTGCTTAAAGCAACTTTTGATTTGCTAGAGCCAACAATTCTTAACATAGCATCTACCCTAGAATTATTTGCTCTGAATATTTTCTTTTTTTCTGTTGCTATTCTTGTAACTTCTCTTAGTATTGGAACTGTTTCTTCCAATGTTTTTTTGTCTTGTGGAGTTTGTATTTTCCATCGAGCATATTGTGTTATTAAATTTTGTCTTTCGGGTCCTTGAATATTCATTCGGTCTATCAAGTCATAAAAAGTGTTTCTTTCTATGTCGTAATATCCTGCTTCCTGTATATAAGTTGTCATTTCTGTCATTGCTCTTTGCATGGGAGGTGCGTCAGCTTTTGCTTTCTTTTCTATTCTTAGCAAATAAGATGCAATATCTGCTTCTGTTAAAGAAGGATATTTTTCTTTCATATCTTCTGCCCATCGACTAATTATAATTTCTCGTTTTTCCCAATTTACCTCACCATCTGCCATTATGGCCCCGTCTTCTCCCCAAACTTTTTCATAATATGAGGCTTGGCCATAATCATATATATCTGCATCTGCCGAAGATACAGAACCTAATGCAGTGTTTCTTCCAAATTTAAACAACTCATCTAAATTTCTAAATTCACCATTAATTGGGTCGGTTAAATTTCTACGGGTTTGTGCATAGTTTGATCGTATTTTTCGAGTCATGTTATAATATGTAGACATGTCTTGCATTTTGCCCGTATCTATTTTTTCACCTGTTATTGGGTTTTCATATATCTTTCCTTGTTTAAAAGCATTTTCTAGGTTTGCTAATTCTGTTTGCTCTTGATCCATTAAAGAATCTCTTTTTATTGTATACATAGAATATTCACTTCTGTTGCCATACAATTTGTCGTTGTATTGTTTTTGAACTTCTTCCCATTGTTGTGGCGTAAAAAACTCTGGGAACCTACCTTCTTCTTGCATGCTCTGTATGTTTTTCTGGTAGTCTTTAGCTATGTCACTAAAGTCGGGAGTTCTTTCTCCAGCTAATAACCCTCGCAATGATGATATATTTAAAGTGCCATTGTCCCAAACTTCTTTCCCATGTTGAGCTAGATATATGCCAAGCTCTTTTTCATTCATTCCAAATGCTTCTTGTAACCGAACATCAGATGCCCCAAGTTCTAAAATTCCAGCTTCGGCTTCATCCATAACTTCACTTAAGGTTTCATAACTACTTTTAACGCCAAAGAATTGGCCAACAAACTGAGCACCTGCAGTACCTGCTTCCTGGAACCCTTCCATTCGGTCTCCTTCTTTACCAGTAAAACCTTGAACTAAACCATTTGCTGCTCGTTTAACAACACTTGGTTTTCCTGGGCTATCAAACGCTACATCGTCCCAAGCAAACGGAATAAACCCTTCAATCAAAGTTTCACCAACTTGTTTCGTAGAGTTCCAACTAGTAAACCAGTTTTCTTCTGTAATCATTCCAGTATCTTCGTCTGTTTTTAATACCGACCTTGTTCTTTGGCCAATACCATCTTCCCCTGTTATTAAATCCCACGATTTACTTAACAATGGGCCACTAACTATACTTCGGAGATCTGCTAACATTTGGTTAGAATCAAATAATTTGTCGTCATTTAGTTGGTTTACATAAAGCATTGCTGGTGTTTGTATTAATCTAAACAAAGTATCCCATGTACCAAAGAAACTAATATCTAGTTCTCCTATATGTGTACGCATAAAGTTGGGATTAAAATACCACTCTCCTGTAGCTTCGTTTTGTTTCCAGGGTTGGAAATCCGTTTCTTCCCCCATCATAGTATTTATACCTACTGTTAATGTTGTTCCCATTCCCAACATAGTCATCATGTATTTTCTTGCAATAGCTTGTTGTAGCGATGCGTCTTGCCCCTTAAGGGTGCCACCTAAAGCATTTCCTAGTGTGTCTAGTCTTCCTTTAAAAAATCGCGGCGCAAACAACAAAAACTCGCCTAAGTTTCCGCCATATCCACGTTTACCTACACCAGTCATTTTGTTAACAATATTTGCTATTTGTGCGGCATCGCCACTATCAATAAGTTGTCTGACAGTCATTCCTTTTTCTAATGCTCTTATTTGCATTTCGAGGTTCCATACTTGGTACCTCATAACATTTCCAAAATGAGTAAAGGACCTGTCAAAATTACGCAAACCTGGAATTCTGTTTAAAGCTCCCCATTGCCTTGCGTTAACAAATTGGTCGGGGGCATTGCCTAATATTTTTACACCTGATTGTATTGCATCATCTACTGTTCCTAACCCATTTAATCTTGCAAATGTATCTGCTCTTAGGAAAAATTCACCAGCTACCCTTTCCCCATCCCTTAAAAATGATTTAAACATATCGCCTATTGCATTAAAGGTATCGCCTTGACTAAGCACTCCTAATCCTTTTACGCCAGCTTTATTTGCTCGTAGTTTTAAATCGTTTAACAAAGGCAACAACCCTTGTATTGCTACGGCACTAAAGTCTCCAGTTGCCGAAAAGGTACGACTTAGATTATTTGCTATTGAGAAAGCGTTTTGCCTTTGTTCGGAATTAATTTTATACAAATCATTAATTCCTTTTGTTAATGCGTTATGCAATTCTTCTGGAAAATAATAATCTTCAAAAAACCCTGCTGAAGTTTGTCCAGTAGGTTTTTGAAGCCCTTTTATAATTTCTACCCCGTCTCCTGCTTCTTTAAATATTTTGCCGATTTGTTGTTCAGCTCGTTTTAATAAAAAGTTTACTTCTTTTCTTTGAGCAGCGGTCCAGTTTTTGCCTTTCATTGCATTTCTTATTTTTGCGTTTGTAGTGCCAGTTACTTTTTCAAGCCTGACCATTTCTTTTCTTATAGTATTTGTAGCAGAATCGTCTCCTGTTTTTACAAGCCTTGCAAAATTTTGTTCGTTAGTAATTTCATTTAATTCATTAGCTATTGATCGTGCCGCTTTAGTCGGTATTCCATTAAAAATGTTTCTTATTCTTAAATAACTTTTATTAATGTCATCAAATATTTTTGGACCAACAAGCTCTTCTAGTGTGCCGTGTTTAAGCCCTAAAGCATTAGACATTCTTTTTACAAACTCTCGTTGCTTGGCTGTTTTCCAAGAATTACCTATAAAATTTGCACGATCTAACAATGCTTCTGCGGGATTTGCTAACCTATACCCTCTATGTATAAGCAATGCTTCACTAGGAATTGTTCGTTCTTCGGGAGCTTCTGTCAACCAATAAGACCTAGCTTCATCAGTTCTATCTGCTTCTTCTATTACTATTTTTCTTGCAACATTTGCTCCACCTTTGCCCTGAACCAAATAACCATCTGCGGTTTTTGCATATGTAGTAGCTAGTCCTAACCCAGCTCCTGCAGCCCCGTCTCGTATAGCTTGGTTTTCATATTTTTGCCATATGTTTCTCATGGCCCCCATAATATCGTAAGCAGATAACTCTTCGCCTTTTAATTTCCTTCCTCCGTTATCGCCAAGCAATATTGCTTTTGCATTAATACTTTCGTCTAATGCTCCCCATCGATCTAATACTTTATCATCAATATTTACTTTTAATGCTTTTAAAGCCGCCTCGTATTTGTCAAAGTTTTGAATAACGTCACCTACTCCTGGGCCACCACCGTTTAAGTTGCGTGGGTTTGTAAAATACTTTTTACCGTCCACTCGTACTGTGCGTGATTTTCCTGACGCTATCATTTCGTTATAATACTGTTCATCAACTTCTATTTCTTTTTGAAACGTCACATCGCTTGACCGCAGTCCTAATCTTTGCAATTCTTCATCTGTTAAAGTAAAACCTTCACCAGTTTGTTGAGCATATTCTGCTTTTCCTTTTCCTTTAGTTCCTTTGTTTTGTTTAATAGTTTTCCCAAAATATTCTTCTGTTTCTAACATTCTCATAAAAGCAATCCATAAATTATAATCTCTTTGCGACATTGTTTGTATTATTTCTTCAAGCTCCGCGTCTTTAGATTTTATAGCTTTCATTATGGCTTCTCCATGGCTTTCTCCAGGAATCCCTCGCCACACACCTTTTAACATATCCCACCAGCTTCTTTTGACATATGCTTCTTCGTAATTAGGGTCAGGACCAAATATGTCGCCAGATATTCTAGGAACGCCTTCAGGTCTTCGTGCCCCCTCATAGACTCCCCCGCCTGCTTCTGCAAGAAACATATCATCTAAATCATCTTCAATATTTGACCAATCATCTTTCCATTCAGTACCAAATTGTCTCTTTCCTGCTTCTCTAAATTTTTCTCGTGTTGATTTTTCTGATGCAAGATTTCTTTCTGCAGCCTTTCCTGTCGCACGGCTCCACAAAACATCAGCGGCATATTTACCACCTGGTATTGCATATAAACCTGCTTTGGAAATATCAAAACCTTTTTTCCCTCCAGCTAATGTTAATTTAGCACTATATTGTAAAGGTTTACCGACTGTGTATTTTAGTGTTGATGCTACAACATCATCAATTCTTTTTGGTATCAATAATGCTTGCCTTGTTGTTTCTCTTGCAACATCTTTTGTGCCTTCCGCAAATTGTTTTGCTAATGTTTGTGGTGCTTTTTCCACAGATTCACGCACACCTTTTTTTGCTAAACCTTTTGCTATAGCTGCCGTACCTCCTGTTACTGCAACTTCTGCGGCAAACGCTGCTCCCGCTACTGGTAATCCAATTAATCCTCTTTTAGTAACATCCATACCTGCTATAGGTACAGTTTCTGTCAACCATGGACTAACTTGGTTTTGTACATTTTGCATAATATCGTATTTTTCTGCCATTGACGGATCTTTGCCGTATGTTTGTCGGTGATTTTCGTATGCAGATTCTACCATGCTACCTATTTGTGTTTCGGTAGACGGGTCCAGCCACTCAGCCAAATCATTTGGTAGGCCTGTTATTGCAGTAGGTAGCCCTACTATATCACTTGCGTACTCTCTGGACACATGTCCCAAGCCACCTAAAAATCCTTTTTCATTAAAAGCCTCATTAGCTTCCATAACTCGCTGTATACCTTCGTCTCGCAGATATTCAGGGTAATTAAAAAACCCTTGAACAGGACCACTTTCCCACGCTTTTTGAAATATATTTTTGTTATCTTGTACCATTAGTAAAAAATAAACCTCGTTCTTGGATTAGTCATAGTTTGTGTTACACCACGTTCAAATTGTGGCAATTGGCTATATCGTTTAGTAAACGGATCAGTACCAAGAAAATCTTTGAACGTTGCAGGTGTTTGACCTTCTCGCAAAGATCTTCCGATTTCCCCTAAATATTGATTGTACACATCGCCATATGCTTGTTGTGCGGCTCTACCTCTTCTTCCACGACCACCAAACGTGCGTTCTGCATAATCCATATATTGTGCTTGTGGCATTTGAGATAACACCATTTCACCTACAGATGGCGACAAAGAGCCCCACTGGTTTCCTGATAAAAAGTTTGAAAATGAATTATTATTTAGCGCCATAATTATCTCCTAATCTCTTGCTGTAGGTTTTTGTCCAGCACCAGCTGTTCCTGGTTTGTTTCTTCCTGCTGATTGTTGTAAGAAATAACTCAAAAAGTCTTGGCCTTGATCTGGTCGCATGGCCGCATATGCTGTTGCCATTTCATCTACCGAAGAACCCAATGCTCTGCCCAAAACGCCTCCATAAACACCCCCACCTGGTCTTTGCAAAGCTAAAAACCTAGCAAGGTTTTGTCTATTTTGATCTGCTTGTGGGCCTGTACCGTATGTGTATCTGTACAATCTTCTTCTGTTTAATTCCTCTCTTGACATTTCAGGGTCGTATAATGATTCTGCATAATCAATATCTTCCATAGCTCCTATACGAGCTGCTTGTTCAGCTATTTTTATAAGTGAATCGTCAGCAATTTTTCTTCCTTGGCCAAAATCCCCTAAGAAATCTTGAAATCCTCTAATTTCTCCAGTGCCACCATATTGAGGTAACGAACCATATCCACTTAAATAATATTGTTGCAATAAAGGATTTTGTGCCCCATATATTGCTTGTCTTAAAGGAGAAGAGGGCCCTGTTGTCCTCATAGCTGCTTGCATAAATTGTTGTTCTGGTGTGAAATATGTTGTTGCATCTGCTTGGCCAGTCGCTTGAGCCGCTGCAAGTCTGAATTGTTCAGGAGTCATTGTTCCTACAAAATCAGCAAATGATGTTCCTGGAGCCATTGGAGCAGCGGGTAAACCTGTTATTGGGTCTACTCTTGTTTCTACAGTCCCAGTCTCACCTGTGCCTGCGGGAGTTGTGCCTGCGGGAGTTGTGCCTGCGGGAGTTGTGCCTGCGGGAGTTGTCGCTGTGCCATCAGTTGTAGTGCCATCAGTTGTTGTTTGTTGTATAAGTTCTCCTGTTATTGGGTCTACGCTAGTACCTGTTGGACCTGATATTGTTTGCCCATAAACAAGACCAGGAGTTGTTCCTTGTCCTGTCAATGTTGGAACATCTACACCAAAAGAAGGGTCAAATATATCAGAACCCATTAAGTTTTCTTTGTATTGTATTATTTCATTGTTTTGTTGGTTAAGATAATCTTTTTCATCTTGAGAAAGTCCTTCTGGCGGGACAAAATCGTAATTTCCTAAAGGAACTCCATTTGCTCCTACAGGCAAGGTTCCTTGCGGATTGTTTTTATATACTAAAGCCCAGTTTACAGCAGTAGGGTTAGTAAGTGGTGTAGCGGCTGCTAGTGTTTTCCCTCGTGTTTCTGAAGCAAATGCTCCGCCTTCTGCTTCTCGTTCTTGCAGTAGCTTGTTATGTTCAGTCCATGTTCTTTGCCGATCTGCATCACTATAGTATGTTGGAGGAACCCAGTTAACGTCTGTTCCATACCCACCTTCGGGATTCCACTCTTGCATAAATTCCTCATGAGCAAAACTTAAATCAGTTATTAATTGAGGAGTTAAGTTTTCGTCTCCTGGATAATATGCAGTTGTTGGATCTCCAAGGTCGTCTATAAACTGCGTAACAACATCGGGTGTTACTCCAGTATTTGTATTGTAATTTAATTCTGTAGTAACAAAATCTTCAAAACCCTGATATCCATCATTTAGATATGTTTCTAAAAGCGTATTATATCCTTTATAATCTCTAAATCCTTCAGCTGCTTTTTGCAATCCTGTCAGTGCGGTTGCTGTTGCGTTAGTAACAGTGCCACCTACAGCTATTTCTTTAGCAGCTTGATCTTCAGTTTTTTGTAATTCATCTTTGTTTTTCATATCCGAAATAAATGCAGATGCTACACCTTCGCCACCAAGGGTAAAAGTAGAAGTTGCCATTGGGGATATATACGCGCCTTCATCAAATGTTTCCTCGTCATATATTCTTGTATCTGAAATAGTTGGCAATAAATTAATAAGTGTATTTACAAGGTCGCTATTTTCTGGTTTTATTGCAGAGCCTATAAAATCTACATTTTGGTTTTCTGCTTCTTTAGTAATTGTACTTACTGAATTTGTAAAATCAGGTGTGTTTGAAAGTTCCACGGCATCTACTATATCAGTTTGGTCTTCTGCTAACAGATCTCCTGTTACAGTAAGTGCAGGATATTCTGCAGCTATTTGTTGCAACTGTTGTACATTTAAACCTTGCCCATAAATAGTAAACATTCCACTTACGGTTTCTAAAGCTATAGGGTCTAACGACCCCGCTTGTTCAAATTGCACAGCGGCAATTAATAAATCGTTATCACTAGCAACTGCCGCATATAAGTCTTGTTCTTCGGGAGTTAAAGCAGAATACATATCTGCCAAATAATCATCTGTTTCCATTGTATTGTTTACATTTCCAAACGCTTGTGATAGCCAAGAGTATTTTGATATCATTTACACGCCTCCTTGTGCTCCAGGTCGTGGAGTTCCAGGGGGAACATTTGGACCTGCTTGTGGTGTAGGTGTTGGAGGCGGAACCCCCATCATTGCATTAGGCATGACTCTTGGGTCAGTAGTTGGAGGGCCAGCCGCTTCTTCTGTAGGAGGCGGAGGGCCTTGCGGTGCAACCATTTGTTGCTCTTGCATCATCTGTTGCTGCATCATCTGTTGTTCCATCATCTGGGTAGCCTGCCTTTTTTGCATAAGTACAGTTGTTAATTCTCCCACATAAAAATTGACTAAATCTTCTCTGCCTTGGCGTTCTGCTGCTTGGAGTAATGTCCATAGCGCTGCCTCTGGCAACATTCTTTCAGCCATTTGTTCCTTGATGGAGTTGTCCATCTGATCTGCATCCTGTATGGCTAAGATTCTATCGCGAATTGCTCGATCTGACAAGAGCGGTGTGGGTCCTTCCCTTGCAATTTGTGCCATTGAGTACCTAGTCATATCGTCTTGTGGAAGTTGTCCGACAAGATTTACGATTGGAGAACCAGTGCCTTTTAGCATTTCTGGTTCTATGGTTTCTGTAAAGTATGTTCGGTTTCTGTCCATACCTGATAGTTCTAATGATTCAAATGCACCACCTGCATACTGGTCGGATATTAAATTAAATATCATTTCGTATGCTTTCTCTACACCTCTCAGGTATTTACTGACTACGGTTTCAACACCTTGCCTTAACGTATTAATAGCAAATCCTGATAGCTGAAATTGTACATCTCCATATACGGAGTAGGGGATACCACCACGTTGCATTTCTCCAGAAACTAAAGACATAAATGCCCCAGTTTCCTTTGCAACCTCTAGTAATCCTAATGGTTCAACATTTTCATTTTGAGATAATGCAATCTCCGAACCTTCCAAGTATGGGTCTTCATCAAGAGTTTTAGAACCATCACGAGATCTAACAATTAATCCTTGGCGTCTTGATCTGGCTGTTAGTTCTAACATTGTTGACATCATAAGATTATGTTTGTCATACAAATCTCTGGTTGCAGTAAAGATACCTTCCCCTACATCGGCTATAGTATCATCCATATTGGTGTGAGTCATAGCTACGATGTAAGGGTTGGAACCTATTGGGCCTAAGAAAACAGGAACTTGGTCAGCTCCGTGTTTTGTTTGTTTCTTTACTACTCTGATGTTTGCACTTTCTGCATCTCCAGAGTGAATAATAATAGTGTTCATTTCTTTGTCGTAAAAATCATAAACATCAATACCTTCTGCACTATAGTTAGAATCCCAGTCTATTTCTATGCCATATTGTGCAAGTATCTGATCTCTGGTCTTTGGTACTTTATGACAAGCCCATTCTAGCCCATCAGATCCAACACTCCAGTATGTGTGCATTGGATCCCAGGGAGTTATATCTACATAGGTAGCTCCGTCTTTGTTTTTTGCAAGAACTGCTCTTCCTGCATACCAACCTCGTAATGCACTGTACCATGCGAGCTGATCTCGGATAGATGGCATCATCATTCGGCATAATCTTTCATCGGCTGATTTTGTAATACCGATTAAAAATCTTTCTTTCATATCATTTTTTTCACGCAAATCTGAATCTGCCTGATCGTGAGGAATACTGACTGTCATTTCTGCCCCAGTAATCCAACCAATAATTTTTTGTGCATAGTTGTGTGGTTCATTAGACGTATATGACTGGTATCCTTCACCAGCATCATATGGGTCTAATCTGTATAAAGAATGGTCATCTTGCATCCTTTGCCTGAGTGGTTCTGTTGCTGTATAGTGAGCATCCACTAATCTCACGATATCTTCTGGTTTTCTTCGTACCATTTACGCCCACCTTTTTACACGAATCGTGTCTCTGTTTTGAACATATCCATAGCCAAATCTATCAATAAGTCCATAAATTAATGCTTTAACACTATGGTTGTATTTGTCTTCTGGAACATCGCCTACAATATTGCCTTCTCTGTCGGTTTTCCACCTGTATGCTTTAGTCTGTCCGTCAAACGGATTAGGTGAAGCTCCGAACTCTGACAATATTCCCTGACATTTTGGGTGTATTACTACTTTTGCTTCATGGGTAGTAGGGTCAATTTTAAGCCAAGATTTCAATCGTTCAGAGCCTTCGTTGATTTTTATCTTTTGACTGGACATAAACAGCCCAGCTT